CTAAATTAGGAACTGAAACATATTATGAATCATATGTAAATATTCAACCATTTACAGGTTCAAATGGAAGTGCAACCACATTACCAACTACAAATGAAAAAATAGTAGAAGTAACACCTGTAAGTGGGTATTTAAAAACTCACTTTAGAAATACTTCAGATTTAACAAGAGGATTGCAAAATTCTTTTTATAGAGGTTCAAAAAACAATGCTAGTACCACATTAGATGGTACATCGCCTGTTGAAACATTCATATCTAACCCGAATACATTGAAAGTAAATAAAGCAGGTAGAGATGCAAGTGAACCAATTTTGGAAGTAGAATAACGGATTTTTATAAAAACTATATTTATTATTAAAATAGAAATAATTTAACAATGGGATATTTAAGTAATACCGAATTAACAGTAGATGCTATCTTAACAAAAAAAGGTAGAGAAAAACTTGCAGCAGGATTGGGATTGAACATAAGTCAATTCGCTTTAGCAGATGATGAAATTGATTACTCTTTGTATGAACCGGCTCATCCGCTTGGTTCGGCATATTATGATGCAGCAATTAAGAGCATGCCAGTTATCGAAGCATCTCCTGATGAAACTCAAGTAATGAAATATAAATTAGTAACACTTCCTAAGAATACAACTCGTATTCCTGTGGTTGAATTTGGTGTTACTTCTATACCAGTAAATCAAAGAAGTGGTGAGGTATCATTATCTCCAACCACAGCTCCAACTGGAAATAGAAGATTAGGATACACAGTTATCCTTGCTAATAAAAATGCAGGTGATATTGTAGGTGAAGGTGTAACATCTGATGTAGGTACTGTTCCAGTATTTATTGGTGATGATGTTTCAGCAACAGCTGCAGTAGCAAAAGGATTAACATTTAAGTTTATTCCAAATCCATCTTTAACTTCGTCAATCAGAACAACGATAACTGTTTATGGTAACGAAACAGGTGGTTCACAAACTATTCCAGTAACCGTAACATATGTACAATAAATAAACTATGGCAGTAATAAGAGATAATAGAGGAGCCCTATTAGCAAGTAACATTTCACAATACTTAGCCGGTGCAGCAAACACCGCTGGCACTCCCGTTGATACTAGCGAATTAGTAAACATCGTAAACCAATTTTTGGGGCAAGGTGAACAAATCAGCACTGATATCACTACCGTAACTAATGGTATTTATAAAAAGTTCGGTGCAATTGATAAAGTAACTAATAGAACTGAAGTTGTAACTTCTGGTATTTGGAGTGGTGATGCCGGTTCATTAACAACATTCTATACTTCTTCTGCTCAAAGTTCATCTGCAAGTGGAAGATATTATTTAGATGTTTATAATGAAAACGCAACATCTTCTTCTTCCGAAGTTCAATTCTCAATCGCATATGGTCACATTAGTGGAGGTGGTGCACCAACATTAGACCAATCCGATAATTCAACTCTTCCTACTAAAGCAATCTACTCACAATTCCGTAATTTATTATTGGATAGTGGTGATACATACTTTAGTGTATATAAAGGTACAGTAGCTGGTGGTCAAGATATAAGTGATTTACTTGCAATCAATGTAAATAGAGCTAGATACAAAGAACAATTAGATCCAGGTAATATTCAATTGAATTTAAAAAATGGTTCTACTATTATTTCTCTAATAGATGATTCAGGTCAAACTGAAACTGTTGGTGCAAGTGGTAGAGTATTTAATATGGTATCAGGAGCATTAAACATTGGAACTGCAAATGAAGGAACTATTAATTCATTAACATCTTCAAACGGACAAGGATTTGGTTTATTTTATCCTGATGCAGGTATTATGTTACTTAATCCTTCGGCAGTAGCAGCTGGGTTGGGTATAACATTCTCATCAGCGTCTGTGGCAAATACTTATAATAATGTTTCTAATAATAGAAAATTATATCAAGCAATTAGTGCTAGTGCTGATTTTCAAGCTCGTAGAACTGAAAATGTTTCTACATCTCATTATTTTGTAAGAGCAAACAATAGAGAGTTTAACTTTTCAAACAACCCAACATTTGTAACGGGTTCAGTTGGAAGATTTGTTCAAGCAACATTTGAAAGAGACCCTAAGGTGTATATCACTTCAGTAGGTTTATATGATGATGCAAATGAATTATTGGCAGTAGCTAAAACTTCTAAACCAATTGAAAAATCATTTGATAAAGAAGTAGCAATAAAAGTAAAGTTGGATTTCTAATCGGAAATAACTAATAAACTACTGACCCACCTTTTTGGTGGGTTTTTAGTTTCTGAATATTTATATACGATATGTTAAAACAAATACCTAAATCTGATGTTAGTATTAGACCTTTCAAAGCCTACAAAGAGTGGAGTTTTGTTAGTGGTTCTGATATTACTTTAATGGAAGCTGAAAATACATCATTTTATGATACAGCTAACGATGTAACTCTTGGAAATGGTGTTACATATAACAAGCATTCATTGTATGGTCAATTGAATTCTTTATTTTATGCAAATGTAGATAATCCGTTTTATAGAGTTGGAATTAAATCACATCAACCCGCATCCGTAAGTGGTGAAAGAGTATTTAATGGTAAAGCTAAAATATTAGCAATACCTCAATCAATATTTGGTGAACAAATTAAGCAAGGTAGCTTATCACTAACAGATAGTGTTACTTCTACCACATTTGTTGAAAATGGGTCTGGTTCTTTAATGAATGGAACTACAATAGTTGGTGATGTGTTTTATGACCATGGATTAGTTGTATATACACACACTGCTTCATTGAATACTACATTGACGGGAGATTGGCAAATAGATTTCAAATCAACTGAAACTATTTATGAAAATGAATACTTACTAATCGTAAACGAAGATGAGTTTAATATTTCACAAAATCCTTCAGCAGTTGTTAAAGTGGGTGGTGTTACTTCTACTTTTACAGATACCAATGGAATTATTAGAACAATCAATGAAGAGCAACCGGTTAGATATATTAGAAAGAAGACAACATTAGATAATGGTACAACTTTAGATTTTAGATATGGGTCTGGAGTTAATTCTGCAATTAGTGGTGGATTTGAACATATTGATTTAAGTGGTTCAATTGATACTACTGGTTCATTTCTTACTCCATTTATAACTACAATTGGATTGTATGATGATAATTGTGATTTAGTAGCAGTTGCTAAACTTCCACAACCAATAAAATCAGAACCTGATTTTCCTGTAAACTTTATTGTACGATTTGATACATAATCTTATATTTATATACAAAACAAATAACAATGGCAACAATAGAAGAATTATACAAAGCACAACAATCAGCATTAGGTGTTGATAAAATTGGATAAACAAATAAAAATATGTCAAAACTTTTAGAATTATATAAAGCAGCTCAAAAAAGTTTAGGATTGGATAAAATCTCTAAAGAAGCTGGTATTAAAAGACAAACTCCGTATACTACCGATGATTTAAAAAAGGTAGATGACCAAGTATTAACAGCCGCAAAATACAAAACAGGCAGAGGTGGTGAAGTTTCATCTGCACCGAAGTATTCTGATAAAATGAAGGCTAAGTAAAAAACATTTAATGGCTAAAAAAGTTACAAAAAAATCTGGCAACTGGGTTGCTAGAAAGTATGGATTTAAATCAGGTCTTGAAGAGAATATCTCTGTACAAATTGAAAGTAAAGGAATAAAAGTAGAATATGAAACTGAAAAGTTGGTTTATACTATACCTGCTTCTCAACATACTTACAATCCTGATTTTAAATTACCAAATGGTATCTTTGTAGAAACAAAAGGTAGGTTTGTAGCCGCTGATAGGAAAAAACACCTGTTAGTTAAGGCACAAAACCCTACACTTGATATTCGTTTCGTATTCTCCAATTCAAAGAATAAAATCACAAAAACATCAAAAACTACCTATGGTGATTGGTGTGATAAGAACGGATACAAATATTCTGATAAAATAATACCAGATTCTTGGTTCGAAGAGTAAAATAGTTCCTAAATTATTTGGAAATATCAAATATTGTTCATATATTTGTATTGTGTTGAATAGTACTGACAAATCCAAAGTTATTACAACGCTTTCCAATGCGTTGGGTAGTTACTCCAATCTAAAGGGTAATGAACTTGCATTCCACTGTCCATTTTGTAATCACCATAAACAAAAACTCCAAGTAAATACCGAAACTCAAAAGTGGCATTGTTGGACTTGTAATAGTGGTGGTAAGAAATTGACCTCTTTATTAAAGAGGTTGGATGTAGATAGGAAAACAATCTCAATCATTAGAGAAATATACGGAGATTCGAATTATAATCCCCAAAATGAGGATGCAGATACAAAAGTATATATTTCCTTACCAAAAGAATTTAAATCGCTTAATGAAGTTCCTAAAGGGTTTAATCCCGAATACAAACATGCTATGTTCTATCTTACACAAAGAGGAATTAGTATGAAGGAAATTATTAAATATAATATTGGATATTGTACAGAAGGATTATATGCAAAAAGAGTTATTATACCATCGTATTTATCGGATGGGCAATTAAACTACTTTGTTTCTCGTTCTTATTATCCAGAAGAGAAGATGAAATATAAAAATCCTCCAATCAGTAAAAATGTAATTTGCTTAGAATCACAAATCAATTGGAATGAACCGATTATATTATGTGAGGGGGTATTTGATGCAATTACAATCAGAAGAAACGCAATTCCACTATTAGGTAAGTTTCCATCCAAAATATTGGTTGAAAAAATCTTTATGAGCGGAGTTAGTGATATTATTATCTCATTAGATAGTGATGCAATAAATGAAGCTTTAAAAGCAGCAGAATATTTTAGAAAACAGGGAATAAATGTAAAAATGATGCATATGAAAGATAAAGATGCATCTGAAATTGGATATGATAAATTTTATGAAGAACTAAAGAAAACTAAAGAGTTTTCATCCAATGAATTATTATTAAATAAGATTATGAGTTTATGAGTAGATTAAAAAAGATTTACCACATTGCCGATGTACACATCCGTAATGTAAAAAGACACAATGAGTATAGACAAGTGTTTGAAAAAATGTTTGATGAGATTCGTAAAAGAGGTACGGAAGATTCAATCATTTATTTAGCAGGGGATATTGCCCATGCCAAATTAGAATTATCTCCCGAATTAGTTAGAGAGATTAGTTGGTTATTTACAGAATGTTCTAAATTATGTGAAACAATCCTTATTACAGGTAATCACGATTGTAATATGAACAATTCCGATAGATTGGATGTACTTACTCCAATTGTAGAGGCCTTAAATCTTCCAAACTTTATATATCTAAGAGATACGCAAGTTTATGGAATAGGTGGAGTTGATTTTGCAGTATTCAGTATTTTTGACAACAAAGATAATTGGCCTAAAGCAGAAACTTTAAGTGGAAACAAAAAGATTGCTTTATTTCACGGACCAGTTGATAATTCTCAAACGGATATTGGATATGTAGTATCTTCTCGTCATTTTACAACGGATATGTTTGATGGATACGATTTAGCCTTATTGGGCGATATTCACAAACGACAAGAGATGATTTCTCCAAAAGGATGTAAGGTAGTTTATGCCGGTTCATTGGTTCAGCAAAACTTTGGTGAAACTTTGGATAAGCACGGATTCCTTGTTTGGGATTTGGATACAATGAGTTACGAAGCGGTTGATATTCATAACGATTATGGGTATTATACTATGGATATTGATAATGGTAAAGTTCCTATCGTATCGGATATGCCAAACAAACCTCGTTTAAGAGTTCGTTTATCTAATACCGATTCTGCTGATACTAAAAAGGTAATGGCTGAAATTAAAATGAGATATGGTGTTGAAGATTTCACAATTATCAGAACCGATTCTCTTTCTAAATCAAAAACAGGTAATAGATTAAACAAATTAGATTTTGAAGATATTTCGGATATCAATTATCAAAACTCACTTATAAAT